GTTTGGGCGTATGTATTTCTTTCTTGTAACCTAGATATTGACTTAAGCACTTCAGACTTGTGAGTATTTCCATCTGTGCGAATTAAAGATTCATCTCCGACTTCAGCATATTGAACATTTCTCATAGGATTGATGGCTTTTCCACTTGCGGTTGCGGTTTGTAATTTATCAAACAAAAATAATCTTTCCATAACAACAGTGCTACTGCTATACGTCTGACTTGTTGTTCTTCCTAAATAATGACCTGCTTCGGTCAATAGATGATACTGTTCATTTGCCGTCAAAACAGGAGTTCCTGTTAAAACTAAATTTACATTATTACCATTGTTTACTGCTTGTCCGGTATCAATTTGTAGTTGCGTTCCCACGCTATCCACTAAATTAGCCCTTGTTGGTAACGATGTTGGAACACTAAATACAGGCGGTAAAGCAATATCAAATAATTCGGCTTCTGCCGACGCTATGTTATCAGTAAGACTAAAAGTATGGGCCGTTGTTGCCGACCCGCCTGTTATATTATTCGGCAAAAAGTCTTCATGATACTCATCATCATCATCTTCAGCATATCCATCCATACCATTTCTTCTTCCAAATAACTCATTTTGGAACACTGCTCCTTTTATCATGTGTAAAGGCTGATTAAACATATCAACAAATGTATCTTTGCTACCATGTCCTTGAATATACAAACCCGGAGCATTCGCATCAATAGCATATATTACAGTTAAACTTCCCTTTATGTTATCATCATTAGCATACGGACCTTCTCCGCCCGATGCGGAATCAAAATCAATTGTAGCACCATATGTTTGAGCAAAAGAAGTGCCAATCCAATTTCCGTTATCAGTATAAAATCTATACCCTTTTGAATTGTCTAAATTATTTGGGGCAGCATTCAGTGTTATTGAATCAGCACCGTAGTCTGAACTCGCTAAAGTAACATCTGAACCTCCCGAATCCACAACTTTGAAAAGATTACCCATAGTATTTTCTCGTTGTAAATCAATAGTTTTTTCTTTATCGGGTAAATTTTCAGCATCAACTGAATTAAAATGCCAATCTAATGTCATTTCAACTAATCTTAGCATTGTAAATTTTTTAAGATTGTTAATACTAGGTCCACTTAAAATCTGAGCCAATTGTGTTTCATCATCTGTATTAGATATAGATGAGCCTCCCCCTAAAGATTTAGTGTGTGAAGAAGAAACTTCTGATTCGTTTCCATTTCTTTGTAATAAAATACTAAAATCACTTAAGTCTCTAGAACCATAATATAGGCTTGTTTTTCTTAAATCAGATTCCGGTAATAAATCACAGGTAGTAAACAAAAAATTGCGGGAAACTTTAGAATCAAATTGTTGTAAATTTCTTTCCCAATTTCTTTCTCCCCCAACATATTCATTAGACATATATCTTCTTTTAGGAGAAGTATTTCCTGTTAGATAGTAGTCCCAAAAATTAGTTCCTCTTGATGGGAAATTTCCTCTTTTCTCAAACATACCTTGCTTTGCATGTAAATCAGTAAAGTCATCCTTTCGAGAATTAGTTATTGTTGGAACGCTAGTAACATATCCATTTTTAAATCTATAAGCAGAAGCATAGTAATTGGTTTTACTAGATAAATCATAATATGCACCTACTTCCTTTTGATTTGTAGTATTGAGTTTCTTTATTGGATATTCATTAAAGACATTGTAGTTTCCTTTCTCTAAATCTAAGAATCTATAATATGGTGGCCCATATCTAGTTATGTAATCAGTAGTTACCGTTGATGAAAGAGTATCGTGTATGTGGATATTAAAAGGAAGCAATCCCTTTGTGTTACTTATTATAGGACTAGCCTTTTGAATTAAAGAAGAAGGTTTATTGATAAAATACATATCAGTAGTATCTTTATCAGTAAGTGCCCATATTTGGTGACTACTAGAACTTGAAGCACTTATTGTTATTTCTCTATCTAACACCAAATAATGATGAGTTCCGCCCAAATCAGAAACAGACCTAATAAAATAGCCCATAAATGTAAATTCACCTGTGGAAACTTCCTTAACGAATACAGGGTCATTTCTTTTAAAGACTCCATCTATTCCTGCGCCTGTGGTTAAATAGGGTCTGTTTGTAAGATAGTGAGGATAAGATGAACCTGTTATAGTAAGACTTGTATTTGCTAGAGTCATATTATCTGCATCATAAGTATCGTTTTCATCAACCCTTCCTAGATATAGTCCTACTCTTGGTGCTAATTGAAAAACGGTATTTTTATCCTCAGTTTTTTTAGACATAATTACAAAGTCACTCAAGCCGTTTACTACATCGTCTTCCAAATAGTTTCCACTAACGTCATCCTTTAATCTAGATTGAAATGCTCTATCCTTTTTGATATTTGTAATTCCTTCAAAGTTATACCCTATTGCTCCCGTTGTAGTATTTTTTGATGAGCCTGCTAATATTCCGCTTTTTGCACCCGAAGAATCAACAGTTATTCCCCCGTTAAAGAACACTCCTTTGTTTGATGCCCCATGTAATGAACTAACACTTTCTGAATTTTTAGTGCTAGCCTGTAATGCCTTCTTAAAAGTAAATGGTTTTTTATCTTGTATGTATAATGCTGAAGATGAAGCCAATTTAACACAACTTCCAAATTCTAAAGTTAATGTGGTGCTATCATGACCACTTTGTATTATACCTATGAAGTTTTTATTTGTGTCAAATATAGCGTCCCCTACTGATAGTGATGCTATAACTCCACTAATTGATATGCTTGTGCTATTAATATCCTTATCAGACGATACTGTAACAGAAACACCCCCGCTTGTTTCTGCTGCTTTAATATTCTGTAAAGGAGAAATAGATGAATGTATTATATCCTGTGTAAATAAAGTATTTTTATTTATTATAGGAGAAACTAATTTGCGTATATCATCTCTCCCCACTACTTCTATTACGGGTTGACCATTATCAAAATCTTTACTTATTTCCTCAACTGCCCCATTAAATAATTCCAACTCCACTGAACATTTACCAAACGCATAGTCTAAACTTGTAAAAGAGTTTACTGTATTTTCCCTATAATGTGTTTTTTCAGGTTCTAATCTAAAACAACTATGAACCCTATCTCCAAATAAAACTCTTACAGTTCTGCTAGTATAATTTACATCATTAAATAAAACAACTGCATTATTATACCTAGAATCTGTATAAGAAGATAAAGTAACCCCGTTTATTTTATATGTAAAAGAATCAACATCAAGAGGTAAAATGTGGCTTGTTAATGCACTTAATCCTGTGTAAGTAACATCAGTATCTAATTCTAAATTTGTCATCAAAGTTTTTGTTATAGGCGACCACTTTCTTCGATATATTTTATCTCCGGCTGAGAAAGGTGCTGAAGACCTAACCGAAAAAAAAGTTTCACTTTCTAAACGCCATTTATTATTACAAACTACCGTGTGTAAATTACTAGACGGGGCAGAAATACTATCAACGAAACCTATGTAATTACCTATTTTTATTTCTTCATTTTGTCCCCATAATACTCTAGCATCATAATCGCCTTGAGTTTTAAACTTTAGATTAGTGCTTCCGCTAGTAATCGAATCTAAAACCAAATCGGTTTCAAACCAACCACTCAAATTTATTTCTTCTATTTGTTCTCTAATTACTAAATCGTCTTGAACATTATTTTTTAAAGAAAATACATTTTTTATGTCTAATACTTTACATTCTGCAATACCCGATTTATCAGAAAGAGAATTAAAAATAACACTCTCAAATACATTGTTTTCTCTATTTAAAATATTAGGCGAATCTTCATAATGAAGGTAGGTTGTTGGTCCTGTAAAATCATCTAAGGGTGTATTATCATCTGATTGTCTTCTAGCGTTTAATGCCCAAGTATTGTAACTATTAGGATTAGGTGTAATAGAACCCACATCGTAATACAAATTAGTATCTGTCTGATTATCTGCCGTAGGAGTGTCCATTAATTTTCTATTATCTATTATTTCTGCATTTAAAGTAAACTTACTTTTATCTATGACTCTAAATTTTGCGCTTTGCTTAGTAGTAAAGGTTGAAATTGTGTTTAAAGTGATAGAAGTAGTAGTCCCTCTAGCATAACATAATTTGTATTTTGTATTGTGGTCTAGTTGATTCTTTTTATCTAGCCTGTCATTGTAAAAATAAAATAGAGGTTTAGAAACCATAAGATTGTCATTATGTCTTGTATCTGCACTTGCGCCTTTTAACAATAAACCGGCAGTTACGGCAACTACTGAAGTATCAGTTATAGTTGGTCCTCTAAATACAATAAATTTAGTGCCTTTTGGTATTTCATTACCTAACTTAGGAGTAAATTCTAACGCATCACCTAATACATCATCCGTAACTACTTCAGTAATTTTAGCAAAATGATGTTGTTTTATTTCATCAGCATAGATTAAAATAAAGTAATCATAAGTAGTTAAGTCCACTGTGTTGAATTGTTGGCCTTCATTATTTTGTTTTCTAAATGCTTTTACTCTATAACCGGGCGTATTTTCTAAATTTTCATTATAGTTATCATATGTCCCCGTTGTAATTTTTTCCATAGTGGTAGGTGTGCTATTATCGTTTCTTATTTCAGCACATATATATTCGTTGCCGGGAGAAACATTGTATCTAATTACGGGATTAGTAGGGCAGTCATGATTAATATTGTTGCCTGTATCTCCCCAAGTAGTATTTATTCCTGTGCCGCTATGCACACCCTCTTTCATAACATATAATGACATTACAAATCCACCTCTTCAAATGTTAAGAACATTAAATTGTTTTCAGCAGTGGGTTTCAAAACGCCGGAATCAAAAGACGATATCGTTCCTTTTGAATAAGACATTTCATGAAATACGCCATAAAATTGTTTATTACTAACTGCCATGTTAGTGGGTATTCCCGATTGTCTTGGAAAAACATTAGCCCCATTTGCCCCTAAAAATAAATCTTCTGCATCTAATTGAAAATCAGTAGTTTCTGTTCTATCAACTGATTTAATTATTCGCCCGTTGTATAATATGCTGAGAGTCCTTCTTACATTATTGTATGTTACTCCTATATGACACACGTCATTAACATAGGTTGCTTCTTTTAGTGCTTCTCTATATATGCGTTGACTATTAAGAGAAGAAGGAGTCTTACTCAATGTAACCGTTGTTCCGCTTAAATTAGTAATTCTTCCTATATTTACTGAATTAAATCCATTTCTAGTAAACAGTAATTCTCCTAAATTATACACACTAGAGGCGGGTGAAAATCCCGAAGTAAATGTATTACCTCCACCATGAGCCGAACTTCCTAAAGACTCTATAGATTTATGAGTTAATCTTCCATCCGTATTGAATATACCCAAAGAATCTGATAGTGTAATAGGTTGAGTTACTGAAGGATTAATTATTGTGTCGCTAGTTAAAGTAGTTGTAGTTGAACCTGTTGTTAATTCAACTTTAATTTTATATGTGGCGGGATTATTGTAATTCAAAGTATCAGTATAATTTGAACCTGTGGTATAAGAATCATTTACTAAGAAAATTTTCAATTTAGTGCTATGAAATATAGTCATTTCATGACCCGCACCCACATAACTCTTCACGGAAAAGTGACCTGCATTAGGCATGGTCTTCTTTGAAGTAGTGACATCCAAACCGCTACCATTTGTTTCATAAGGAGTAATTAAAGCATCAAATGTAAATGAACCTTGATGACCCCATATTCCGTAAGGTTGGTCTGTTGTTGTTAAAGAATCACCTTCAATATCCGGTATATTATCGGAGTAATCTATTTTAACACAACCATTACACATTATAGGAAACACTAATCCTTTTTTATTTCCTATTGTTAATGTCTGCATATTATCACACCGTAAATGCTATTTCAAATTCTAAAGTAAAACTTATGCTACTTGGGTCTGCCGCAGCAAAATCTGTTGAAAAACTTCTAACAAATCCTTTTAGTCCCGTAGCGGTTTGTGAATCAGGAAAATCAGTAACTAATAAAATAGCACCTTGATTATCTAAAGTATTATCATATCCTCTAGCAGCATATGTAAATGGAATTAAATTAGAAGACCTATCCGAGTTTCTATATTGATATCTGCTATTCACTTTAGAGTCCATCAGAAAAATCAACTCATTCATATTTTGCATATCTTGAAATGTAGTCCCATCTGTATTAGAGTGTATTAATTGAGCAACTTCTTCCTTTGTCATATCTATTGTTAATACCTCATCCACAAGTTGAGGATTCATGTCACTTTCAGCAAATGTTCCTGCTGCTCTTGAAGCAGTAGGCGTATTTTCTGAGGCATCATAAAACTCCGGTCCTGTATCGTCAAATTTTCTTTTGATAGTTTGGTCAACTATAATTCCTGTAACGGAAACAGTCTTACTAGCCATACCTAAATTTAACGCCACTGTTCTAGATTCACCACTAAACATACCGGATAAAGGAACGTCAAAAGATGGAACTGTCTTAGTGGTTGATACACTAATGCTTTCTGCTTTTAGTGCAACAGTATTTATTCCTAAGTTATCACTATCATAAGAACCTAGTTTTAGATATACATAGTGCGTTCCATCTGCCGTCATATAATCACCTGCTCATGCTTGAAGATGTGTTTCTATTAATTTCTCTATTGATAATGTTCGCAACCTTTTGGGCTATCTTTCTTATTTCTCCGTCGCTAGTGCCACTTGCATTTACTGTTACATTGATGACATTACCGCCGCCCCTATTTTGATTCACCATTTTTTGCGAATCTTCATTACTTTGAACTCTAGAACCCTTTGGAAGACTGACTATTTCCGGCCCTTTCTCTCCAACAACCTGTAATGGAGTAGTTACAGGACCACCTTCAGCAAGGAAATCAAAATATTTAGCGATAGCATAGATAATATATCCTGCTAAAGCCATCATGTATGCAGGAGTCCCTTTCAATTTATCTATGTAACTCCATGCTACCCATAAACCAAGAAAAATACCAAATAATGCTAGTGCTTTTGCTACATTTTTACTTGCCCAATTAAATCCGGCAGTGAATAATTCGTTTGCTAAAGATAATGCTAAACCAAGCGAGGCCGTCAATAGAATACCAAGACCGGTTGCTACTGTTAAGGCAAGAGTCCCCATAAACATTAAACCATGCATAAGAATTTTTTCTAAGTCGCCTTTCATTAACGCATTAATAAATTCAATAAACTGTTCATACATTTCCACTATTACTGTTCCAAAAAAATCTCGGAGTGTTTCTATTATAGGATAAATAGCGTCATATGCATCTTCAAGATACGGCTTAATGAAATTAAATACTGCCATCGCTATGCCTATAAATAGAGTAGCCATAAAGATAAATTTCAATGCAAGTCCTGTAAATTTAACAACTGAGAACAATCCCTGCCCTACTGCTTTAAATCCTTCAGCAAAAATGTTCTTATGTATTTTTAACTGCTTAATTTGTTTTTCAGCATTATCTCTTACTTCATTAGCAGCCTCTTCATTTTTTATTGCATAATCTAATTGACTTTCTAGTATTCTTCTTCTTTTTTGAAAATCTTCTTGGCTTTCTTGAACAGTAATTTCAAATGTTTTATTACTCTGAATCTGCCTTTGCATTTCTTCTTCAAATCTATATGCATCAGTTAATTGCTTTTGCATATCTTCTATTCTTTTAGCAAACTTTGCAGGGGATTCTCCTGCAAGTGCCTTTCCTCCTTTTCTCTTCTTTGACGATTTTTTTGGGCCTGCTGCCTTCGCCTTTTCTAATTTCTTTTCCAATTCTTCTCTTGCTTTCAGTGCGTCTTCTTGTTGTTTATAGAAAACTTGCATTTCGGATGCGGCTCTTTGTTGTGTTTTAATTAAGTTTTTTGGACCTTGTTCTTGTAACTCTTGTAATTGTCTTTCTCTATGTATTCTTTCCTCTGTTGCTACCTTTACTTGATGAACAAGCCCGTCTTCTTGGAGCATCAATTCTTTTAATTCTTTTCTTTTTTGTCTTCTCATAACTGCTTCTTCTCGAGTATAACCTAAAGTGGTTTTATATCCTCTAATTAAAGTAGTGAATATATTGTTTTGAACTTCAGCATCTTCTCCCGACTTTCCCGAAACTGCAAGCATGGCTTGATTTACTGCTAGAATAGATGTCGAAAATTTATTTACTAATCGGAAAGCACCCGGAGGGAGAAAACCATCTACAATTTTTCTAGCGGTTTTTGCTCTTAAGCCGAAAACTTTAGTTTCATCTGAGGTTGAAGTTAAAACATCATAAAACCTTGCCATCTTTTTACTAGCAAATTCAGTGTTATCAGCAGATTGAATCACTGCCTTAGCATTTTTCTTTTCGGCTTTTTCATTTAATTTCTTAAGTTTAGTTTGACGTTCCTCTAATTTATTGAGGCCTTCCATCGCTTTAATCTGCTTTTCAAGAGCAATAGTCAATTT